CAACACTAGCTGATACATTATTTGACATTGTACTTGAAAAAGATGTTCCTACTTTAATTTGGCCACCTCCACCAGCTTTTAGATATTTTGCTAAATAATTACTTGCCATTATTTACTTACTGTCATTTGTTTTTTTGCATATGTTTTAATTACTGCAAGTGCAGCACCACCGCCAGCTAATGCAGCTAACTGAAGTACTTCAGCATCTACACCAACTAGAGGAGCAACTGTTAATGCACCTATGAACGCTTCGACAAATGTCCAAGAAGTTCTTTCTAACATATCTTTTAATTCATTACTCATCTTATAACTCCATGCTTCATTCCAAGGAGTCCACGTAACGTCTTTTTTAAACGTCCCATCAGAATTTCTTTTTCTTTTTAATTTCTTAAACATATTATACACTATCTATTTTTACTTATCAATTTAAATGTATCTTTCAACTCATCAACAAATTTAATTCCTTTTTCAACATCACCAAATTTAGCACCTTCAGCTGTTGTAGCAAATTGACTTGCAGCAATCTTTCTAACTAATGATTTTTTCTTTATAAGACCAGAAAAATCTGTATCTTTACTAATTTCAATACCAGACATACCTTTAGTAGCAAAGTTCATTGACTTAACAAATGCTTCAGGTGATATATTTTTTAAAATTACATCCGTGTCAGTCGTAATTGGGAGACGAGGACTACCAGATTTTAAACTTGAAGTGTATGCATCATAAACTAAACTCTTTTCAAATTCTTTTACTTTATTTGTAAAATCTGATTGTTTAAATAAGTGTTGGAAACCACCAGTATCAGGTATACCTAAAGATTTTTCTATACCTTGACCAGTACTCTTTCTAACTTTTTCAGTTTCAAATAAATATTTTTTATCTACAGGTGCTAGTTCTTTTAATACTTTAGGATGTTCTATACCATAGTCATTTAAATCACCAACAATATTTTTATTTTTTCTAAATTCTACTTCTAACGTACCTCTGTTTGGTTTTCCTCTAAAGTTTAAATATTCTTGAGCTGGAATATTAAATGTACCAACTTTTCTACCTTTTTTAGTACCAGCTAATTCGTCATATTTTTTAGTAGCATCTAAATCTGTATCTACATAAGCTGGATTGTGTATATCTTTAGGAGTAATACTATCTATTACTGATTTTCTAATATTCTCTATTTGTACAGCTTCTGTTTCTAATGCTTTATAAACATCACCTTTAGTAATACCGTAATAACCTAAACTTTTTTTATTAGTTTTAGGATTAACATAAGGAGCATTAAATAAACTTTCTGCTGATGAATCAGTTAAAGTTCTTAAAGTTTTATTCATACTTTGACCACCAGTTTGACTCATTGTAATATTACGATTAGCTAAATAATTTTTAAATCTACTTTCACTTACATAAGGTAAAGCAGTAGAATCACCAAATTTACCACCAATTGATTTAGCTTGTAATTCATGGCCAGATAATAATAAATCTTGATAACCTAATTTATGTTTACTACCTACTATATTTCGTGTTCTTTCTATTTCTTCTTGAACTAATACAGTTTGTTTTTTAGCTTGAGTTGTATTACCTATTACTTGTGGAGTTCCTATAGGTAAAGTAGGTATTTTACCACCACCTTTTAATGCATATGGTCCTGATACTTCAGCAAATGTTTCAGCTATTGCTTTGGTATTTGGTTTTCCAGGAACATTAACTATTTCAGTTTTTTCTACTAAAATTTTTTTCTTTTCTTTATTAAGTTTAATAACTCCAGTTCTTTCTTTAAATTCTACAAATGTACCATCTTCTGTAGTAGCATAATCCATTGTAGCTATTACATCATCTGGATTAAGAGGACCTTGATATTCTGGTAAATCCATTTGTAATTTTTTACTTTCAGCGTATATACTTGTATTTACACCTTGTGCTGTTGTTATACCGTATTTTTTAATTTCATGTGGCATTACATCTTTAAATTCTAATTTTTTGTTTCTAATAAATTTTCCTGTTTCGTCCATATGACCTGCATGAAAAGGTACTATTTCACCAGCTGCATTACGCATTAAACTTCCGTATTCAGAAAAGAGTTTATTTTGTCCAATGTCAACTGGAGGATGTATATTTCGTTGTCTTTTTATAGCAGCAGCATCTTCTTCAATTTCTGATGCTTCGTTTTTTAAACTACCAAAACTAAAATCGTCAGCTTGTGAAACACCTTCAGGGTCATATACAATTTCATTTTGAGCATACTTAGCTCTTGTTGGTTTCATTTTGTTTACTGTAGTTTGTATAACTTCTTGTGGTTTATTTTCCATAACTTCTGATGTAACTACTGCAGCTTTACCTGAATCTAATGTACCTGCTGTGTCTAAACCATATTGCAATTCTCTTTTTAATTCTTTGACTGTTTGGTCTTTCTCTATTTTTTTAGTACTTGCATATCTAGTACCTGCATTTTTAATACTTATTTTATCTATTTTATCAATTGATAATTCAGCATCAAAATTAGCTATTAAATTTTCATTAACATTTGGTGTAGTTAAATCAGATATTCCTACAATATCACCAGGTCTTTTTTTTAATTCTCTACCAGCTAATTGAATATCTTCTGGTTTCATTAACCTATCTGCTACAGGAAATACTTTACCTTTTAATCCTTGGTTGGCAATTCTTTCTGTATTTTCAAATTCATAAATAGATTGTAAAGCTTCTTCTACTAACTTACTTTCTTTATCTAGATAATTTAAACCTTTAACTAATTGTGAACTTAAATTATCTACACGTTTATATAAGTTTCCTTTTTTATTTGGTTTCGATTTACCAGTTGTAGGTACATTTTTACCTTGACTTATTAAATCTTCTTTGGCTTTTTGTATCATTGCTAATTGGTCTTCTAAAGTTTTAATTGATACATTACCTTCTATACCCATAAAACTTAAATTTTGAACTTCTTTAAGTTTTAAATATCTATCATCTGTTGCTTTAATTGAAGAACCAAAGTCATCTGATATTGCTTCACCCATACTTCTTTCTGTAGCTGCTTGCTCTTTAGCATCACTCTTTTTTTTAGGTGTAGGTGTTTCATCATCTGTAGTTGCTTTATCTAATGCAGCACTAATATCATTATTTATATCGTCAGGAAATATATTATTACTATCATCATAAAAACTAGGCATTAGTTTATCCTTTTATTATTAAGAGTAGCATTAATAGTTTGTATTTCTCCACTAATTTCTGATAACTTTTCTAAAAGTACATTATAATTGTCATTACTATCAACAGGTTTTATGTCATTACTATGTATAGTACCATCAAAATCAATATACTCTACAGTTACTGGTGTATTTTCAATAGCAGCTGCTACATATGGATATACTTCTTTATATGCATTAACACTTGAACCTATAAATCCATCTTTAGCAACTAAATTACTTGTCTGTGTATCACCAAGTAAAAGACAACCTGCCGTATTTTCGTCAGTATTCCCCGTATGCCATAATATATATTCAAATCCTTCAACATCATTAACATGTATCATACCTTTGTGCATATCACCATATTTAGCTTGATACCTTGAATGAAATCCACCTTCTTTTCTTAATGATAGTTGGTATTTACCAGCTGGTATACGTGTTTCACCCCAAACTTTTACATCACGTTGTTCATCTTCTAATGTATAACATAAAAATTTTCTTTGTTTATTAGAGACATCAAACAAAATACCAGACGTAGAATCTTTTTGACTACTAATTCTTAATACTTCTAAATTCATTTTTTTATTTTTTTAACCTTTCCATTATGTGTTCTAGCAAACTTATGTGTTTTAGTTTCTCTAATAAGAGTACCATAATAACGTTTACCGCCCCACATCCAACTTACTTTTGCCATATTACCACTTAGTTTTATTTGCCCAATAAGCAGCAGACATTTTACCTTTCTTAATATTTGATGCATGTCTAGCTTTAAAAGAACTTTTTCTAGCTTTATCTTTAGCTGACTTAGGATTTTTACCTGCACCTGATACACCTTGCTGTCCAAATCTAATTAACTTAATTGTATGGCCTTCTTGTGCTAAAACCATGTGTGATTTAGTTTTATGACTTGGAGTACGTTTAGGTTTATTAACTCCTTTAAGTCCATGTTTCTTTATTAATGCTGCTTTTCTATCTGCATGTGCCATTATTTACCACCACAACATCCACCACCACAACAATCCATAGTCACCTACTTTCTAAATCCAATTGTTAATAACCATATTATTAACGTAATTACAGTAGCAAGCCCCGTAACTTGTTGTGCAGAACCAGTTAATGTTAATGTTGCAATAACTAAACCAACCAAAGTCCAACTAAGGTTTAAAGTTTCTTTTATTATTGCTATGAACCATGTCCATATTTTTTTAAACATTGCCTCTCCTAAATACGAAAGCTGCCATGCTAACTATTCTAGTCAAGATTACGGGAACTACAACTTCTTGTGCTTTTTCCTTTTGGTCAGTAGTCATGTCATTACCTATGTCACTAAAGTTTATCTCTTGTATGTCAATGTCTATAAACGTTTGTATTGGGTTGTCTATAAAGGTTTCAAATTGTACTTCTGTTACGACATCAGCTAATGTATAGTTCTCAACGTCTGAATTTTCTACAGCACGTGCAACATATTCTTCTACAGCTTCAGCTATAACTTCATCATCTTTAATAGATTCAGCAATAATAGCTACATCTTCAGTTTCTACTTGTAATACTTCAGCTACAACTTCTACTTGTTCTGTAGTAAGTTGTTCCACATCTGCAATAGCTTCCTCTACAACGGCTTGTACAATCTCTTGGACCTCTTCTGATGCTTGTTCTAAGTTCTGTACACCAACATCATTAACTTGTTCTAATACTTCAACTACTTCTTCAACAGTAACTTCTTCAATAACAATATCTTCTATAATTTCTTCAACTTCAGCTACTTCAACAACAATTTCTTCTTCGGTATATTCGGTATATTCTTCAACTGGTTCTTCAATAATTTCCTGTATTGGCTCAACCAAAATTTCTTGTACATCTTCTTCAATTTCTTCAACTATTACTTCCTTTATAACTTCAATTGGTATTGGTATTTCCACCACGTCTTCGGGGATAATGTCTTCCAAATCAAATTCAATAATCTCGAACTCAATAGGTAGTTCTTCAAACTCCACCACTTCATCTTCAATAACTTCCTCTTTAGGTGGGTCGAGTACAACAACATCATCCTCAAGAATGATGACTTCCACATCTTCTTCAATTTCTTCAACGATTACCTCTTCTTCTATAATATCATCTTCAAAAACTTCTACTTCTTCTATTATAATAAGGCAATCACCACGCTCAATTTGTGCATTAGTCATAAAGCAACCAAACTCTAACTCATTATCTATACGTTCTTGGTCACGTTCTATAGTCCCATCATTGACATCTGCTTGTGTATAGGTCTTATCGACACCTTCTACTACTATATCTACAATAATTTCTTCAGGTGTAGGAGGAGGTGGTGGTGGTGGAGGTGGAGGAGGTGGTGGAACTGTAGTTGTTGTAGTAGTAGTTGTAGTAGTTGTAGTTGTTGTAGTAGTTGTAGTAGGAATAGTACTTTCATCTACATATTGCCAGTACAATGTATCTAATACAGATATATCAGTTAATATAATTTCAAACTTTGTAATAAATTTATCTGTGTTTTCTGCTACAGCATTGTAATCAGTGTATGACTTGTAAATAGTTTCATACATTGTTTCTAAGTTTCCATTGTTTTGTGCATTTTTAGTTACAGTTTCATCTGTCTCATCAGCGTAATACCACTTAATAGACCAAGCATTATTTACTGCACCTACAATAAAACCTACTTCATATACATCTTCTGCAAATTCAAACAAATAAGTACCACTTGTTATTGCTAATGAAGCTCCTGTAGTTCCATATCTATCTTGTTCATTAGTGTAAATATAGGCAGCTTGATTACCACCACTAATAGTTAAACCTGATTGATAAGTACTATCACTAAAATCTTCATTAACTGTAACTTCACCAGGTACTTCTTCTGCGAATACAGGAGTAGGTATTAATAAAAATAATGCTAGACAAAGTCTTAGCATCACATTACAAGTGCTGCTACAACTCCACCTATTGCTACAATCAGCGTTAATACTTTATAAAATTCTTGTTTGTCTAACTTAGAATCTAACTTATCTTCTATTTTATCTAGTCGTTCAATAACCATATTGAGAAGTTCCTTTTGAGTATAGCCATTGTTGTTTGACATTTATGGTAAATCATCTCTAGATAAGAAATCCCATTCCTTATCTATGTTGCTATCTAGGTCGTAGTTGCTTATTCTTTTAAGATAAGAACTAATTTCTTTTAAAAAATAACCTAGTAAAAATCCAATTATAAATTCCATAAGGACGATTATAACAGATTATTTATGCAGGTTTTGGATTGTCTGATTTAACTGTAGCTATGTGGTCTTTCCATGTGGTTGTACCATTTAACAAGTCTTTATATTGCATGTCTAACTGGTCTCCCAAAGAACCATACGCTTCTTGTCTTTTTTGTATGTAATCAAACTGTTGTTTATGCCATTTACTATTACCCAAATCAACCTTAGCTTGTGCATAATCAGCATCAGATAATTCTGACCTAACATTATTAACTTGTTTATATAAAGGTTTAGCAGCTTCTATTTCTGCATTAGCTTCAGTTTGTAATTCTTCTTTTGTTGCCATATCTCTCCTATGTTAGCATATCATTCTGATAATAGTTTATATAAAGTAAAAGTTCCACCACTTATTTGTGTAGCATCTCCACCTATGGCAATGCCATTATGTGCTTCTGCTACTGTATAAACAAATCCTCCAACATTTCCTGCAGGACTTGTATGAGAACTTTCGTATGCAATATCCTGTACAGTAACATAACTAAACTCACTAGAGTTATTAAAATTATACAAATATAAAATGCAACTTGCATCTTCTCCTGTTGCGTTTCCTACTGGTTGAGAACCTTGAAAATACATTTCAGCTCTATTTTCCTGGGCATAATTTTGCGGTGCTGTGTGTGCTCGTATAACATTAGCAGCAAAATCATAGTTACTTGTTGTTTGTTTTGTTGTTGTTCCACTAACATCTTTAGTAACTGTATATCTAAGGTAAGCAGTATCTACTGTGTGAGTTATTCCACTAGCTACAAGCATATATACATCATCAGTATTTATACCATCTATTAACACATCAGTAGTGTTAGAAGAAATTGTTGTTGTGTTTACTTGTTCTAATCCCATTAATCTACCTTTAATCCATAAACTGTTGCCTGTTCTAAACTAAAATTAGCTGAACCATCTATTACAAAATTAACTCCTGTTATTGAAACTGCTTGATGTAAAGCTGCAACACCTTTTCTACCAACTGTACCTATTGTACTTTGAGAACTATTTTCCCACATAGCAAAGGTATAAGTTGAACTTGAATGAGGATTAAAAACATAAATAGCAGTTCCATTACCTACTTGTAATGTATCATCATAAGAAACAGCATCTATTAAATCTGCAGTTTTACTACTTGTATTTCCAAAAACACCATAACCTCTAATAATTTTTGAAGAGTGGTCATAATCACTATCGGATACAACTCCTGAACCATCTATAAATCTCATATTTAAGTTAGCACCACCACCTCCTGCATCATAATCAACTAAAGTTATTTTATATACATCATAATCTGAACTAAAACAATTTGTTATGGAATGATTAGTACCTGAACCAAAAGTATTGTTACTAATTAATTGTAAGTTACTCATGTTTTTTTAAGTCCATACAGGGTAAAAACCCCACTATCAATATTAGGAGCACCTGGATTAGACATACAAATTCTTATTCCATCAACAGTTGCAGCTTGGTCATAAAGACCACCACCATAATTAGATTTATATTTTCCATTAACATTAATTGTTGTTGTTTGCATTGTAACAAAACTTTGTTTAGAACTGTCGTGTAAATTGTAAAAGTAAGCGTACCCATGACCTTTTTCATTTGTTGCGTTACCTTGATTTAAAGTAAAAAATATTTGATTTATATTAGTATCTCTACTGTCATCTGTTCCACCATCTGCAGAGATAGTAAATATTGCTCTTTGATAATCATTGTCAGTATCGTATGTACCACCAACAGAAAATCTTATTGCAAACTGTTGGTCATCAACAGCTTGTTTAATATTGTGTGCTTGTAAAAAATGTACATCATATTCTGAACCTTTAATACTATCAAAATCTACTGCTGCAGTACTACTTGTTATTGTTTGTTTTTGAATAATTTCTAATGCACCTGATGCTGCACCACCTGCTGTAAGTAAAGCCCTGGCTACACCTAAGGGTGCCATTATGCGAAAGCTAGTTGACTAAATAAAAATGGTGTTGTACCTACAAATACAAATGTAAGTATGTCTATAGATGCTGCTGCTGTTGATAGTGTTAGTCCTGCACCACCGACAGTTTTAGCAGTGACATCACCACCACCATTAACACTTACTGCATCTATGTCCATTGTTCTTGAACCTGTACCATCTTGTGTTACTACTAAAGTAAATGTTGTTACTCCTGATGTAGGTACATTTGTAAAATGTAAATCATCAACATTAGTAGCAATAGTTAAAGTACCTGTATTACCAAGTGCTAAATCTATTGCAAGGTCTGTTGCTGATGTAATAACTTGTGATGTTTCATTGTA